AAATATACGAGTCGGCCCGCCACGAAGTAGAGAACGACCCCCGCACTGCGGAACACAAGGTCGCCCTCGACCGCGTCCTGGAGTGCGTCGCCGACTATGTCGGTGACGAGAGCTTCACGTCAGCCACAAATGCCAAGGTCGAAGAGGCCGCACGCAAGGCCGGCGAGCTCAAGAGCCAGATCAAGATCCTGGAAGCCAGGAACATCAGGCTCAGCGCCGAGAACACCAAACTTACCGAGGCAGTCCGCGAGACCCAGAAGGTCATCACGGAAAGCGCCAAGGAAGAAAAGAAAGAAAGACTTGAAAAGGCGAAGAATGTGCAGGGGAGAGGACGTGCTGTCAACGATTCCGAGCTTGTTGCTGAATGGAGTGACAATAAGTCCGAAGAAAAGAAGACCGATGTTGACACAACTTTGGTCGAAAGCCTTGATCCGGATCTGCTTCGTCAAATGCAGATTCTTGCCGGCACCAAGAGCAACGACTGATTTCAGATAGTATCTTTAGTTAAACCAAGGAGAATTTTAAAATGCAAGCTAATGCCAAGTTTCTTAACGAGGCGAGGGAGCTAGAATCTCGTTGGGCGCAAACAGGTTTGCTAGAGAACATAAGCGACAAGTACACACGTTCTTGCACTGCCGTTCTCCTAGAAAACCAGCGTCTCATCAACGAGAGTTCAACCGACTCGGGCGACGTAGCCCAGTTCAAGAGAATCTCGATTCCGCTCGTTCGCAGAATATATCCGCAGCTTATCGCCAACAAGGTAGTCTCGGTCCAGCCGCTTCTCGGCCCGACCGGCCTAGTGTACTACCTCCGTTTCCGATACGGCAGCAACAAGGGCAGCGTCCGTGGAGCCACCAAGAGCGGCTTCCCCGGCGACGATGCCAACTCGCTTCAGCAGCTCGCCTCGGGCGATGCCAACCTCAGCGTCTACTACTCGCACCAGTTCGTAGAGAACGAGTCGAGCACAGTTGACACCGGCGGCACCTCGTCGACGTTCGTGCTTGAGCACACCCCGGTTCTCGCCGGAACAGTGACCGGCACCGTGTACGACGGAGCCGTCGCAGTCCAGACCTTCGTGGTCTCGGAGAGCGGCACCTTCTCGTTCCACGATGTTGGCACCCCGGGCTCCAAGGCGACCGCCGGTTCGTTGAACCTCACCACGGGCGAACTCGGCCTGACATGGAACAACGACCCAGGTCCGAACCGTGTTGTTGTCTCGTACGAGTACAACATGGAATGCAACCAGGATCTCCCCGAAATCAATCTCGTTATTGAGTCGGAAGAGATCGCTGCCAAGACCAGAAAGCTCAAGGCAGTGTGGAGCTACGAGGCCCAGCAGGACCTCCGCAGCCAGCACAACCTCGACGCCGAGGCTGAACTCACCGCCGTCCTGGCACAGGAGATCAACCTTGAAATCGACCGTGAGGTTCTCTCGGACCTGCGTAACAACGCCGGCACCGTCGCCTCGTGGGACTTCAATACCGCCCTTGGTGATACCATCAAGGAAAAGTATGAGTCGCTCTATGTCAAGGTAGTTGAGGTCAGTAACGTGGTGCATCGCAAGACGCTCCGCGGTGGCTGCAACTGGCTCGTGACCAGCCCCGAAGTCGCCTCGATCTTCGAGACGGCAACAGCTGGTTTCGCTCCGGCTCCCTCGGAAGGTTTCACATCGTCGCTCGGCATCCAGTATGTCGGCACCGTGAACAACCGTTGGAGACTCTACAAGGATCCGCTGTTCCCGACGGGACAGATCCTCATGGGCTATAAGGGCGACAGCTATATGGACAGTGGTTACTTCTACTGCCCGTACGTGCCACTCACCCAGACCCCAGTTGTCCTCGACCCAGAGTCATTCTGCCCACGTAAGGGAATCTTGACTCGATATGGGAAGAAATTGCTTCGAGAGGGCGCGAAATTCTACGCTCGCCTCCAGATAGCAAATTTTGTAATCTGAAAATAACCCTTGTTTTAAAGGGCTTTTTGAACAAGAACCCTCCGGTCGCAAGACCGGGGGGTTTTTTTGTTGCCCTCAAACAAAATGCTATTGAGAAAGTTACTTCGTGAAGTAGCAAAGTGCTATTGCGTAAAATATTAGTTTTGATACTCTCCTAATCCAAAGGAGAAACCAATGAACATTCAAGACTTTGAGGAGCAGTACAGAAAATTCAGATGTAGGGAAAGGATATGCGTGCCGTGCAGTACGGAAGGTTGCGGCATATTGTCATATACCAATAAGGACTCTGCACTCAGAAACATCAACAAGAACGGCATATTCAAGTGCCGAAGTTGCTGCTTCACGGAGGAGGGCAAGAAGAAGATGGGGGAGGCAAGTTCGTACAAGCGCTCACCCGAGACCTGCCAGAAGATGGCGGAGGCCAAGAAAGCATTCTACGAGACCGAGAAGGGCAAGGATCTCAAGCAGAAGCTCTCCGAAATCGCCGCCGCCGGACACGCAGTCAATAAGTACGAGAATTCCAAGAGACAGGGCTGGTTCAAATCGGCCAAGATGGACAAATGGATCTTTTTCGGTTCATCATATGAATTGAGACTGTGTTGGGTTCTTGAACAAGACGATAATGTGAAATTTTTTGAGACCCAGATCGGGTTCAATTGGGAGGGCCGTGGTAGGTGCTTGGACTGCCTCGTGACCTTCAAGGACAGAAGGAAGAAGGCCATAGAGGTAAAGCCTTTGGATAGGGTAGATGAGTTCAAGGAGCAGATATCGGACAGCAGGATGTTCTCTGCCAAGAACGGTTGGGATTTTGAAGTTTACACCGAAACGAACTTCGGCATGCCCTACCACCAGATAAGGAATTGGGCGGACGAATACAGGCAGCAACTCACCGGGATTGATTACACGAAGCACAGGAAAGAAATGGACAGCAACAAAGCCAAAAAATACTACGACACCCACATCGCCACCGACAAGGTCTCGGTCTTCTGTGAGTACTGCCAGGTGACGCATGAGGCCCTCAGATTGACTCACGACAAGAACATAGCCCGCAACGGCAGGTACATCTGTGAGCGCGAGGGAGGGCATATAGCGGGGAGCAGGCCCAAGCCCCATCTTCGTAAGGAGAACCCCCATGCGGCCGATGGGAAGAAGGAGTGCCTCGGGTGCAAGCAGGTTCTATCCTTCTCAGAATATGGAGCAGATAAGAGCCGGTCGGACGGGTACGCCAGCAAGTGCAAGGAGTGCAGGAGGGTGGCTGCCAACGAGAAATATGCGAGGAAGAAGGCTACTTGAGCGTGTTCAAGAAATTAGATATCCGTTCGGGTATTTTTTCATAGTCCCAGTATGGGATGATCAGAAGGGGTATTTTGTTTTTTCTGGCCCATTTGGCTTTTATCCTGTCGTTTTTTTGAATTATTTCTAATTCATTCATGGCTTTTTCATTTGTCCATGATTTGCTTCTTGGAACTAACCTGTAATGTTGTTGACCCTGGTACTCTATCAAAAACCCCTTCTTTTCATCTATTTTGACCAAGAAGTCAAAGGGCAAAGATCTTTTGAGCCTACATTTTTTGAATTTAAACTGTCTTTTGAAGGGAAGGCAAAAACTTTCTAAAAACTCTACTATTCTATTCTCCCCTTTTGATTCGTTGCATTTCGGACAATTTCTGCCTTGCGTTCTGTTGCCAATGCTTGCGTCCCATTCATGTCCTTTTTTGCATTGCCACCAGACTTTTTTGTTTGATCCTGGAGTTACGTCTTTTGGAGTGAGTTTGTTATTTTTAGTGGGATGCCATTGTGCAGCAATTTCTGGGCGGTTGGTGAGCAAACAGTTTTCAAAACAAGCCTCTTTTCCGGAACATTTTTTACAGCCATTGCCTCTAACTCGACCTGCGATGACTGCAGGCCATTCGTGTCCTTTTTCGCACATCCACCAAACTTTTTTATGTGAAAAAGCAGTTACATCTTTTGGGGTGAGTTTGTTATTTTTAGTGGGATGCCATTGTGCAGCAATTTCTGGGCGGTTGGTGAGCAAACAGTTTTCAAAACAAGGTTTTTGTCCAGAGCAATATGGGCAGCCATTACCTCTAACTCTATCTCCGATGGCCGCAAGCCATTCATGTTCTTTTTCGCACATCCACCAAACTTTTTTGCCCGACCCGGAAGTGACATCATTCGGAGTAAGATCGCCGTTTTCTGTGGGGTGCCATTCCTTTGCAAGTTCGGGATGAGTAGTTGATAAACAATTATCAATAGAGACTTTCCGACCCGTGCAATATGGACACCCACTACCTCTTGATCTATTACATGCCTTTGCTGGCCATATGTGTTCCTTTACTTTTTTACATTGCCACCAAAACTTTTCGTGTGATCCTGCCGCTACATCGCAGGGCTTAAAGTCGCCGTTTTTGGTAGGATGCCACTGGTCGGCGAGTTCGGGGAAATCCGCCACAGCTTTCTTGTTTTCAAGCGTTTTCATCTCCTAATCTAGTAAGGCTCATCCCTCAAATCATGGAAAAGGCACGCATGATTTTAGCACAGGGCGGAGCAGATTTAGTCCCCCGTGTAAGACTTCATCCTCGTGGGTTTTTAATCTATGGGCGGTGGGTGGTCAATGCCAAAATTGTATTGTGTCTTGGAATAATTTTTATTTGCCAGCTATCTGAAATGATTTTGATGGGCGGTACATAATGGTAGGCAATAAGGCCTGCATTTACAAAAGGAG